ATGGCAGATTGTAGTGCCTATGCCCAAACCGTCCTCGACGACGCTGATGAGGCTACCTTCAAAGCGACGGTCAATCTCGAAATTGGGACTGACGTACAGGCGCAGGATGACGAGCTCGATGACATTGCGGGGCTCACCTTCGCCGATGACAAGATCATCATCGGGACGGGCGCTGGTACGATCGAGACGATCGATTGCACGGCAACCGCGCAGATGGGCTTGCAGTACGGGAACAACCCCGTGGTGCTCAACCATCGACACCGCGTCACCATTGCTGAGATCAACGCTGGGCACGAAGTGCTCCCAGCGATTGCTGGCCGGACCTATCGGGTCATCGACGTTGTTGCCATCGCCTACGGTGGTGCAGCGGGCACGGTGACGACGGTTGACGTCCTTGGCACACAAGCGGCGGGCGGCGTCAAGCTGTTCACCTTTGCACAGGCCGATCTCACTCAGTCGGCGGTGCTGACCTTGGCGGACGCGACGGTCCAGGCAGACGGTGCTTCGTTTACTGCCTGTGATGCGGCCAGCGCGATCACCATCGGCAAGACGGGCGGCGATATTGACACCGCGACGGGCGTCGACTTCATCATCACCTACGTGATCGAGTAGCCGATGAATCCAATGGTGAAGGTGCGGATGAAGCGAGACACCTTCGATCACAAGGTCGGGGATGTCGTGGAAAAGGATCGGGGGACAGCCTTCGACTGGGTGCAGTCCGATCTAGCTGAGTTCTATGAGGGGCGGGCCAAGCCTGCCCCTCGGAACAAGGCCAAGTCTGCACCACGCAACAAGGCGAGGTCTACGTCGAAGAAGGAGTAGCACATGGGTAAGGTTGCCGACACGCTTGATTGGGATACCGAGAAAACGACGGTCAAGGCGAACTGCTACATCGACGGCACGGATCATGATACGTTGCTCGAGGCTCTATTCGACGGGGCGGTTGCGAAGGCTGATGCCTATCTCAACAACCCGTTCGAAGAGCTTCGGCCGACGATCACGCTCTCGAGTATCGTCGCCGGCGATTACGTCACGATCGGTATCGGCAACCTTCCAGAGCTACACGGGACTGAGATTCCGGAGCGGTATCTCGTCGCATCCAGGTCGGGCAGTCTATCGGCATGTGCCGGCGGGCTTGCTACCTACGAAGCCGCGGACGAGTTGGACGAGGACGAGCGCGAGTTCGCGCTTGGCGACAACGATGCAGAGGCCGCAACGAATCTTGCAGCGTTGATCAACTCCACCACGCTTGGCGGCTCCTATGGGGCCGTCGGCGTGGATGGAGTCGAGGCGACGGTCGGAAGCGGTGAGTCAACCAACGTGATCACCTTGTCGCGGCGGTATCCGGGGCATGGCGAGATCTACGTGTCAAGCTCAGACGAAGACACGATGCTCATTCGACAGGTTCGGACGGCGATCACATTGCCGGCCGCTGTCTATCACTGGGTCTACCAATACATCTTCCGGCACTTCTACAACCGGGCAGCGCTGATTCAGGACAGCACGCCAGGCCAGGGGAGCAAGATGTACCTCTCGATGAAAAGCGAGGAAGCCGGGCTAGTCGACAACTACGACCTACTCCGGCCGTGGCGATTGGCACCAGGGGCGGCGGGATGAATGAACGGATGCGGATTGAGACAGGCGCGAAGGCGCCACAGCCAGGCGGCGGGACGGCGTGGACTACCTCGTCGACTGAGACGCTGTGGTGCAATCCTGTCTTTGTCTCCGCCGAGAAGAAGGAGCGCTACCAGTCGATCGATGGCCAAGTGGATTACGAGTTCCACTTCGGGGATTGGCCGGCGATCACCATGGGCGGTACGCGGTTCGTGTGGATGACAGACGGTCATCCGAATGCGTTGAAGATCTACTCGCCGGTTGCGCCACCGCAGCGGCTGGCAGGGCCGCAACGAGTGACGGTGGTCTTGGTCAAGGATTCAGGGGAGACAGCCGATGAGTAAGAAGAAACGGAAATGGTGGCTTTGTAAGCCTCGTGGCAACTGCCCGCCTTCGCGCCGCTGGCAGCGGCATAAGTATGGGAGGGGCAAGGATGAGTAAGGCGTTCGTCTCCAACCTCCCACTCGCGACGGCAGCGATCAGCGCGGCGTCGGATAAGGCGTTGCTTGCTGCAGCCTACGCGGGACGCAATCAGGTGGTCAAGAACCTGACTGGCTCGCGCAGCGGCAAGCGATACAAGGTGCCCGGCACCCAGACGTACTACACCGCATCAGCGCCGGGTGAGTATCCAGCGGCTCCGACCGGAGATCTTCGGGGCAGCTACCGCGCGAAGATGCTCAAGCCGGGGACAGCGGTAGTGGCGACAGACAAGGACTACGCGTTGCCACTCGAGAAGAAGCCGCCGAGCGAAGGAGGCCGCGAGCATCTGCGACCGTCATTGGAGCAGGCACGGCCGGACATGCTGAAGGAACTCAGCAAGAGGTGGTTCTGATGGCCGACGAAACAGCGCGGGCGGTGCGCATCGCAATCTACAACCGCGTGACAGCGGACGCGACGATGAAGTCGGTCTTCGGGCAGAGCAGCGTGGTGTTCATGTATCGCATCATGGCGCCGAAGGATCCGACGTTTCCTTATCTCGTCGACCGGCTCGCGCTTACGCGGCCATTGCTGGACACGGTGCATAGCTGCTTCCTCGACCTGTGGTACTACGGCGAGAACCCAGAAACGGTCGATCAGGCAGTAGATCGACTGAAGATCCTGCTACACGAATGGACGTTTGATACCGGCTCGAGCGAGGCGAGTGGCTTCCTCGAATGGTTCTCTGGCGGTTACATCCCGACTGACGCGGAGAAGGTCTATCACTACGCAACGCAGTGGGATGTGCGCTTAGGGGCGGCAAGAGACACAACAAACATAGTGGGGTGATGAAAGATGGCAAGCGGACTGATGACCGGACTTCGCGCGTCGTCCTATGCGCGGTATCTGCGGGGACCGGGGAAGGCGTATCGGAACTTCACAGCCTATCCGGCGAATCCAGGCACGTTGCTTGGGGCGACGGATGGGCCGTCGGACTTCAACTGGGGTATCACGGAGTGGGATGACAAGCCTGCAGGCGCAATGGGGCTCGTCAAGAATCACCGGCTGGTCGCTGAGTGCATTCCGACGCTCAAGATTCCTTTCAAGGAATGGCTTCCAAACAACTTGCTGTACTCGATGGGCGGGGCGAACTCAGCTGACCAAACGCCGACCGATGTCAAGGGTGAATACCTTGGCACGGGGGCAGAGGTCACGGTAGGCGTCGTGCTCGGGCACGGGACAACCGGCGGGGCAGTCGACGAGGCTACCCTCCAGGTGTGGTACACGGCCGCCGCGTTGGGCGATCCGACCAAGGGTGTGCTCGACACTGACTACCAGGTGGTCGATCAGATCACGCTAGCTGATGTAACAACTGGCGACACAATCGTCATCGGCGGGCTGACGTTCACTGGGCACGTGGATACTACTACTGTGGCCAACCGGGAGTTCGATGCTTCGGGTGATGACACGGCAGATGCGGTGGAACTGATCTCGTGCATCAACGATGCCACCTACGGCGTGCCAGGCGTTACGGCGACCAGCGCTCTCGGTGTTGTAACCCTGACGCGGGCAACGGCGGGAACGCCCAACACGATCACCCAGACCGGCGATCACGCGACCATGAAGTATCAGGTCATTCAGGAAGTCGCTGCTGGCTCGATCGAGAACACCGACCTCGTCACCGCTTCGTACACTTACGACTCAACGGACAGCGGGGACGCGTATACGGTAGTGACGCCGGGGCAGATCGCGTCGGGCGACTACTGGGACAACATCGCGCTGGTGTGCGAGCTGTCGAATCAGGCGTACTCCAATCCCTACATCGCGTTCATCATCAAGAACTGTCTACCGACACCGGACACGATTGCGATTGCGGCGGAGCGTGCAGCCAGCAACCCGTTCTCGGCTACGTTCACCGGGTTCTTCGATCCGGCTGACGGGCTGACGCTTGCGAATGCGCCAGTCGAAGTACAGATCGGGACCAGCTAGGAGGCGGCATGACTGACAAGCGAACGGGGGCTCTCATGTGGGAGCCCCCTGTACTCATGATCGAAGATCGGGAATACCCGTTGCGGAAGCTCGGGCTGGTGGACATTGGCCGGCTGACGAGGATTGTGAAGAAGGCATCGCAGTTCATCGATCGCAGCATCATCGAGAACATCGATTCGTTCACGCCGAAGATGGCGGGATCGTTCTTGATCGACTATCTCCCCGATGCTTTCGATGAAATCGTAGCGTTCCTTGCGACAGTGATCAGCCTTGAACCGGGTGTGCCAGAAGACGTTGTCAAACAGAAGCGCAAGAAGTCCAAGGCGAAGGAGTTCGTGGATCCGAATGAGGGAACCATCCGCGATCCGAACGTCTTCCCGCTGGATGCGCTGCCGGACCTGATCGCGAAGCTCACCGAGCACAGGAATGTGGTGGATTTTTTCGCCAACAGCGGGGCGATGGTTGCGGGCCTGAAGAAGCTGTTCGGCGGTTCCGACGAGTCATCGACCGAATCCAGCGACGATACGGATGGACCGACGAATACGTCACCGGAAGACGACTAGCTGAAGGTGGTGATGGGCTCTGCTATTCCCGGCTTCTTGATGTGATGGAAGTCATGAACGAAGCCGAGCGCGACGAGATGAAGGAGCGGGCGCTGTGGAGCTACCGCGCGAACCCGCCGGCGATCGAAGAGGGGAAAACCCGCCGGGTGATCTCGTTCGATCAGTGGTGGAGCGAGCTCATGGGGATGCCTGCAGAAGTAGAGCCGCCTGAGATCTCAGACGAAGAGATCGAATGGGCACTAAAACAGGGGCGGATTGGATTCACGCCGCCAGGGATGTAGAGGAGTAACCGGGTGAACGTTTTTACGCTCTTCGGAACCATCTCGATTAACAAGGCCAAGGCGATTGCCGATCTGAAGGCAGTCGAGACGGCTGGTCGGACAACCGGCACCAAGCTGGGTGCGGTGTTCACGAAGATCGCGAAGGTTGCCAAGGTCGCCTTCGTTGCGGCGGGTGTTGCAGCGGCGGGGATCTTCGTGGCCGCGATCAAGAAGGCCGCCGACTATGAGTACGCGATGGCCAAGGTCCGGGCGATTACTGGAGCCTCTGCCGAAGAGTTCGAAGCGCTCAGCCAGAAGGCGAAGCAGCTTGGCCTCGAGACTGCACAGACGATGACTGACATCGCGGCCGGCATGGAGGCATTCGGCCGCGCCGGGTTCTCAGCAACGGAGATCATCGAGGCAATGGGCGGGGCTGTTGCGCTGGCTGAGTCGCAGACGATGGACCTCGGCGAGGCTGTGAGCATCACTGCGAACGTGCTTCGGCAGATGGGACTGGATACATCTGAGACTAACCGGGTTGTGAATCTGCTTGCAGCCGCTGCGTCTAGCTCCAATACGACTGTGGAGAGCCTCGGACAATCCATGAAGTTCTTCGGGCCGATTGCTCGCGCCATGGGAATGAGCGTAGAAGAGACTGTCGCCGCTGTCGGCAAACTCGGAGATGCGGGGTTGACGGGTGGAATCGCGACGCGTGCGCTTCAAGCGGCATTGCAGGGACTTGCCAAGCCGACAGATGAGGCCGCCGAATTGATGGAAGAGCTCGGCATTAAGTTCTTTGACGCGCGCGGTGAGTTCGTTGGGCTAGAAGGAGCCATGGCACAGATTGAAGTGGCCTTTGCTGACCTAACCCAAGAACAGCAACTCGCAGCCATGGCAACTATCTTCGGGGGCGGCGCAGTTAAGCAGTTCAGCAACCTGCTGGGAGTTGGTTCTGAGGAACTCGCTGCGTATACGGAGGAAATCACCGGCACGACCGTGGCGTTCGATCAACAGGCCGAGATGCTAGACACTCTCTCCGGCCAGTGGCAGATTCTCAAGGGTTCGTTCGAACTGCTCCTCGTCACGATAGGCACGGACATGATGCCGATTCTCAAGAGCCTTGTACAGGATCGCATCATCCCGCTTGTCAACAGCATTACAAAGTGGATCGAAGCACAAGGCGGCTTGCTCCCAGCGCTGGACGCGCTTGGCCGGAAGATCCGCGAGAAAATGCCGATTCTGGGCACCTTAGCTGATGCCATAGCTGCAACATTCAAGTGGCTGTGGGAGCACAAAGAGGGTGTTGTCAAAGCGATTGTGGCGATCGGTGCAGCGCTTGTTGCGATGAAGCTCGCGACATTCGTTTCGAGCCTTGTAATGATGGCGACGAATCTAGGAATCATCGGGGCGCTCTTAGTGCCCGGGGGAGCGCTGCTCAAAGGCCTGGCTTTGCTCGCCGCTGGATTGGTTGTCGCCCGCATAGCAATCACGAAGTTCAACGAAGCACAGCAGCAGACGGTTGAGGACGCAAAGAATCTTGATGAGGTCGTTGGCGATCTGACTGATTCGGCTGAGGATCTGGAACGTGCTGGGAAGATCCTGCAAGGCGCCATCAACTACATTGGGAGTGAGTTGGTGGGTCTTGTCGACACAGGCAGCATGTCAATCATCACCCTGTCCGAGATCTCGGACAAGATGGCTGATCTACGAGAGCGGGTGCTTGAGGTTCCTGTCGATCAGATGGCAGCGGAGTGGCGCAAAGGCGTGACTGAGATCCTGTCGGAGTACAGCAAGGTTGTCCCAGGCATCGAAGAAGTCATGAACAAGGTTATCGCAGTCTTTGACACTGATCCGATGGAAGCACACAAGGATGCCCTTGCAGAATCGCGGCGTGTGCTTGAGGAGTGGCGGGCGAGTCAAGAGACTGCAACAGATGCAACTGAGGCAGGGACTGACGCTACCGAAGAGCACACTGACGCGACTGAGACTGATACAGATGCAGCGGATGACAATGCAGTTGCTGTCTCAGAACTCGTCAAGGAATACGACGAGTTGATTGTCGCATTGAACAAGGCCGACGAAGGAACCTATGAGTACGCTGTTGCCCTGAAGGATCTTGAGGCATTCCACAACAAGCTCGTGGAGGCGGCAGAGTACCTTGCTGAAGGCGACATTGAGGTGGCGACTGCACTTCAGGCGCTTATCACTCTGACTTTGGAGTATGCTCGGGCACAGGGCGAGGTCATACCGCCAACTGAGAAGCAGATCCGCACAATGGCAGATCTCAAGAAAGAGTATGAAGAGCTCGCTGCGGTGATGCGCGCTCATCCGCTTGGCTCGCTTGAATATACTGATGCGCTTCGGGGCCTCCAGTCTCAATACAACGATCTGATGAACACCGTCGACTACCTGGAAGAAGCGGAACTCGCAGTTGGCAAATCTATCTGGGCGCAGATTCACGTACTTGAAGCACAGGGTGTTGTAACCCGTAATACGGCTAGGGAAACTGAACGACTGCGCGCAGAAGAAGAACGGCTGCGCGAGGCGCAAGAGAAACTCGCGGAAGCACAGGAAAAGTGGAATCAGAAGGCAAGGGAAGCGAAGGAAGAGGCCAAGCGGCTCTATGAGGAGCAACACAGTCTACGGCTTGGTGCCAATGAGCTGATTGCGACATTCCAATCTGCGACTGAGGGTTCCCAGGCACAGATCGGTGCCTACAACGCGTTGCAGAGCGTGCTCGACAACACGGTTACCGCAATCAACGAACTCGAGGAAGCAGGCTTCGATGTGGGGGAAGAACTGCGAAGCGTTCGTGATGACATCGAAGACCTGGGCCTAGAGTCTTCCGATGCACGTGCACGGGTTGACGATCTCAAGGATTCTGTCAAGAAGCTCGCCCGCGAGCTGTGGGATCTTGCGATGAAGTCGATCAAGAAGGTCGTTGATGGTTACCAAGATATGCGGGAGGAAGCCGAGGACTACTACCAGACCATAAAGGACATTCAGGAGGATTATGCTGAGAGCCAGCTTGCTGCCGAAGAAGACAAAGACGAGAGCATCGAAGATGAGGGCCTTCGGCACAAGCGCAAGATGGAAGACATTGAGCTTCGCTATCAGCGGCGGATGGCTGAGTTCCATGAGCGCGAGTTCGATGAGGCAGAGGACTACGCCGCGGCGCTGAACAAGATCGAAGTCGATCACAACGAGGACATCGAAGACGAACGGATCCGCCATCGGCGCGCAATGGAAGACGTTGAAACCGATTACACAAAGGCGTTGCAGGATGCCGTTGATGATCGCGGCGAGGCCATGGAGGAAGAGAAGCAGAACTACATCGACACGAGAACGACAGTTCAGGAGGTCGTCAAGGGCATCGGGCAAGACATTCTAACCTACTTGGGTGACAAGGCGCTAGACATCGCGTTCACGACGATTGTCGACAACTTCCTCGGAATCGATACAGCCGCTGAGACGGCAGCTACGGGAGTAGAGGGGTCTGTAGCGAAGCTCGCTGCCTCTCTCAGCACCGAAGCGCCGGGAATCATCTCAACGCTTGCCGCAATCGCCAAGGCGTTTGTGCCGCTGTGGATTGGCACCTCGGACAAGGTAGCGAATTGGGTTGCTAATGCGAACAAGTGGATCACCGAAAACATCCTCGGTCAGCAGTACGGAGGCGGGCTGAGGAAGCTCGACGAAAGCGGCAACTGGGTTCCCGTGGAAACCGCCGCGACGGGCAAGCTGTTCATGCAGCCATCGCTGACCACAATCGCGGAGCGCGAGCCTGAGCTTGCGATTCCGCTATCACGGATGCCAGCGCTTGCAGGCGCAGGGGGCGGCGAGATCCACAACCACTTCTACCTCGATCACGTTCTCATGGATTCAACCGAGCGCGTCGGCGAGCTCGCCGAAGACCTTTACGCGCTACAGAAGTCGCGAAAGCGTGGATCGGAGGGGGTGCGATGAGCAGCGTTGCGCGAGTGACTATCGGGGGCGTAGCAGATACGACGCTCGGGATCGTCCTTCAGGCAGGCTACGACGAACCCCTGTTGCCGGCGCCACGGCAGAGGTTCGTTGAGGTGCCAGGCCGAGCCGGCCGTCACGAGTTCGATGGCGACATGGGGGTGCGGATGCTCAATCTGCCATTCACGATCCTCGGCGCGACGACTCGCGCGGAACTCGCTGCGTTGATCCGCGATCTGTCCGATCTGCTCGTTGATGATGACGGTTGTCCAGCGGATACGACGATCGTGTTCGACAAGGAATCGAGCTTGACGTATACGGGCCGCTATGCCGGGCGGGTGCCGATCGAGCGGCTCATCGGTAGCACGGTCGGACAGTTCACGCTGCCGATGCTCTGTCATGATCCCTATGCCTATGGCGCAGAGGACACGGACATGATGGCGATCACGGCGGCTGATCAGGAGCAGGAAGTGGAGAACGCTGGGGACTTCAAGACGCCCCCGACGCTCACGTTGACCGTGGCTGTTGGAACGATCACAGGATTCACACTCCTGTGCAGACACGAGAAAGATTAGAAAGAGAGGTGAGGGACAATGGCAAGCGGATTCTCGACGGCAATGCGGAATGCGATTCTGACCGCACGATTCAAAACAGCAGCTCCGGTCTATGGCGCGCTGTGCGACGGCGATCCCGGCGATGCCGGCGACTTGTCCAATCAGGAGATCGCAGCGTCTCACGACTATGCGCGGACGGCGATCACGTTCAACGACGATGCAGCGGACGGCTCGATTTCTAACACAGCTGTATGTGAATTCCCGGTCGCCAATGGCGGAAACTGGGGCACGATCACTCATCTGGCGATCTGCTCGGGCGATACTGAGGCAGCCGATGACTCGATTGCTAGTGGATCGTTGACTGCTTCGAAGGCAATCGACGATGGTGATCAGCTGAAGTTCCCGATCGGCAACGTGGCGGTTTCAATCGCAGCCCAGGCGTAGGCGAAACGGTGATCCATGAAGCGGAGTGCCGGATCGTCCTATCGCCTGAGCTGCATGTGAAACCGACTCGGGTGGTTGACGCCGGCGTGTGCATGGAAATGTTCGCAAGCATTCCATGCGCCGCTGGCACACCTGAGACGAAGATCATTATACGCGGCAAGCATGCCGCTAAGGTGATCGGGCTCCTGGCGCTGTTGAATAAGACTGATACAGAGTTGGCCAAAGCAGCCCGTGATTCAGAGTTAGCCGAAGAAGTTGAGGGGTTGACTGAGGCCGAGATCGGTGTGTGGGCACGCCAGGGCGCCATTGATGAACTGCGCCAGCTCGCAGAAAGGGGGAAAGATGAAGACTAGGGTCGTTTTGGTGCTGTTGCTTGGCGCTCTGATCGGTTGGCTGTGTAGCGCAGACTACGCAGAGCCGAAGAACATGTGGGAAGGCACCCTTGACACGGACTACGTTGAGGGCACCGATGCCCTGATTTCGATCGGAGATACTACCGGGTGGCCAGCCCATGGCGTCGTATACATCGACGATGGGAGCGAGTGGATTCTGGTTCGCTACGATTCCCTTGATGCAGGGAATGGCGATCTCGAGACGCTGTCCGATGCGGATGCTGATTTCGATTCAGCCAGCGGGCAGGGGCACACATTCAGTAGTGGGACGGCTGTGATCCTTGTTCAGGCCGCGGACTACAATCGGCAGATCGTCGAAGACATCACTGGGGCGGTGGCCGCGGCGGTGTTCTTCGAGGCATCCAACGAGATTGGCAATGATGCGGGGCTAACCTTTGATGCAACGGATGATCGCTTGGATATCACGCGGTTGGCGATTGACGCTACGCAGGGCGACTACGGTCTTAAGCTCATCAACACGACTGCAGCCCTGACGGGCGAGCGGATCCAAATTTCGCCGCCCTCAATCTGGGAAGGCCGCGGCTGGGAGACAGATGTCGGGTCATCGATGGCTGTAGCTTTTCGTGCCTTCGCTCGTCCGATCACAGGCGCAGCGGCACCAACTGGGGCATGGGATCTTCAGGCTTCAATCGATGGCGGGGCGTATAGCGGTCTGTTGACAGTTTTCAGCACTGGTTTCGTAGGCATAGGAAGAACAACACCAACATCAGCGCTTCATGTATACGCTGCTGATGGAGTTGCAGATAATACATGGGCCGCAGAGTTCAGGAATTTAGAGGGAACAGTCGGCCGCAACTATGGCATTCTTACGCAGGGTGGTTCGGATGCTTCAGATATAGCGCTAGAAGTCATTGATGTAGCATCTGCGAATCTATTCAGAGTAACCGGAGTTGGCAATGTAGGCATCGGGACACCGACCTTCGACGGCACGGCGGCGGGATGTCTCACGCTGGCTGCTGCGACAGCACCTGCAGCACACACAGACAATCAAGCCTATCTCTGGGCTGAGGACGTGAACGCCGCCGCGGGCTATGCTGGTTTACACATGATGGGCGAGAATGGCGCTAGTTCCATCGAGCAAATCGTCGTCGGCGTCGTCATCAAGGGAGACACAGGCCAGACGGCCAACCCCCATGAGGGACTCATTGAGATCAACACATTCGACAACACGCTTAAAATGTACGCAGATGGTGGCTGGCGAGACATTGCGGCAAGCTGGTAGAAAGGGCCTAGAATGCCGAGAGGCTGGGGTAGCAGCAAGTGGGGAGAGAAGCCTTGGGGCGCCGGGCCGCGCCCCGTTGCTGCGGAGTGTGGTATCTCCGCCGTAGCGACCCTGTCGCCTGATGGTGATCTGCTTGCTGATGGCGCGGCTACTCTTGCTTCGGTTGCTAGTCTATCCGGCCAATCGATACGAGTACAGCCGGGTGCAGCGGCCGTTGACGTAGTGGGTTCTCTGGTAATCGATGGGGATCTCATTGCGAAAGGAGTGCTAGTAGTCAACATCGTCGCGACACTGGCCGCTCAGTCTACACGGGTACAGCCTGGAGCATGGACAGCCGACATCGTTGCATCGTTATCAGCGCTCTCTACGCGAGTACAACCGGGGGCACTGGCAGCCAGCATCGTTGCAGCGTTGTCCGCTCAGTCTACGCGAGTACAGCCAGGCATGTCTGCGATTAGCTCGGTGGGTTCTCTGGCGATTGACGGCGACCTGATCGCGTCGGCAGTTGCCGCCATTTCGAGTGTGGCGTCTCTGAGCGTAGATGCAGATCTCATCGCCAGCGCAGCAGTCGCTCTTGCGATTATCGTGAGTCTGTCTGCTCAATCCACGCGAGTACAGCCAGGCGTGGCGGCTCTCAGCACATTGGGCTCCGTGGCAATCGATGGCGATCTGATCGCGAAGGGCGTCATGGCGGCCAGTATCATTGCCTCATTGTCTGTAGATGGGGATCTGCTTGCAAAGGGCCTGGCTGCGATTGCCGCATTAGGATCTATGTCCATAGACGGTGATCTAATCGCCAAAGGGGTAGCAGCGATTCAGGCGATCGCTAGCCTCTCGGCACAGTCTACGCGAGTACAACCCGGAGCGGTGACGGCCAGCATCATTGCATCATTGGTTGCACTGTCTACCCGCGTACAGCCCGGAGCGCTGACGGTTGAGAGCATTGCAGCGGTGGCTCTTGTGGGCGCGTTGCTCGCCAAAGGTGTAGTCGCGATCGAGGTCGGGCATGAGATGGATTGGAGTCCGCCGAAGTGGGGACAGTTGCCGTGGGGCAAACCCTCATTCTCAGGCGCTGCTCCAAGAGGCTCTGTTCCTGGGGCCTCGCTGTCGATCGATGGTGATCTGATCGCGAAAGGCGCTGCGGCGGTCAATGTCGTTGCAGCATTGTCAGCACTGTCTACACGAATACGGCCAGGGGCGGCCGTCATTGCGGCACTAGCCTCTCTGTCTCTTGATGGTGATCTGATCGCGGAAGGTGTTTGTACCATCACGGCTGTGACCGAGCTCGAGTTGATCGGCCTCGCCTATCTGACAGAACTCCTTGGTTATGCGGGATCCCTGGCCCCCGGTGATGTGCTTGTGATTGACGCTGATCTCCAGACTGTGACGCTTAATGGAGCAAACGCGACACAGTACTTTACTGGCGACTTCTGGCAGTTGTGGCCGGGGACGAATGAAGTTGAGTACAAGAGTACTGGCGACGTGCCGACGGCCTCGCTGAAGATTGACCACGAGCCGAGGTGGTTGTGATGGCAATCGCAAAGGGCGCGGTGGCAATCGTAGCGACGACCGAACTTGAATTAGTTGGCCTTGCCTATCTGACCGAACTCCTTGGCTACACCGGTAACCTCACGCCGGGTGATGTGCTCGTCATCGATGTCGATGCGATGACGGTCAAACTGAATGGAGCTGATGCACGGGCCAACTTTACAGGTACATTCTGGAAGCTCTGGCCGGGGACGAATGAAGTGGAGTGGAAGAGCACCGGTGATGTGCCGACTGCTAGCCTTGAGAGCAAGCATGAGCCGAGGTGGTTGTGATGCAAGCCCCCGTGGTGATCTACGATACGAGCATGAACAAGGTTGCTTATCTCCCCCTGGCCTTCGATGTGGCCTACGAACTGCGTGCCAACGAAGTTAGCCGGGCGTGGTTCTCGATTCCGCTTGACGACGTTCATCTCTCTGAGGTGGTGGAGCTACGCTTCGCCGAGATCTTCGACGGCGATCGGCGAATCGAGCTGTTCCGGATCATCAAGAGCTGGAAGAGCCGGGACGGTAGTCAGGAGGGGATGCGCTTCGAGTGTGAGCATGTTCTGGCGACATTGATGGACGACCAGTTCGACGACACGTTCTACGCCGGGGCAGTTGACGGGACCAGCCAGGCGATCACCGACATCCTCGCCGAACAGGGCACCGGGCGCTGGCAGAAAGGGACCGTCGCGTTTTCGGAATCCTACCTCTACGAATGGGCGCGGGGCGTTAGCCTGCTCAAGGCGTTGCTTGACTTGCCGAAGCGATTTCAAGAGGGCTATTTCTGGACCTACGACACCACGAGTTATCCGTGGACGATTAACCTGATTGCGCCGCCGACAATGATTACCGCCTATATTGACTATGCTCGTAACCTCAAGTCGATCAGCCGCGAAACCGACATGACTGGTGTGGTGACCAAGCTGTACGCCTGGGGCGCCGGGGCCGGCGCCGATCAGATTGACATTAGCTCAGAGGAGCCCGGCGGCCTGACCTATCTGACAAACAACACGGGCAGCTACGGGACTATCGTTCACCATTGGACCGATCAACGATACAACACCGCGGCCGAACTCTACGCCGCCGCGCAAGAGAAGATCGCCATTCTCTCGGAGCCGCGGTACGTATACAGGATCGACGCAGCCGACCTCTACCGCCTGACGGGGGAATCGATTGACTCGTTTGCGATCAGCACGCTCGTCAAGGTCACTGACGAGGGCCTGGACATCGCGGCTGACGTGCGGGTGATGGGCATCCGCAAGTCGGACGTGAAGGGGTCGCCCGGCGAGGTGCGCTACGTGCTGGCCAACAAGGGCGAGGAGTTCGACTTCGAAGAGCGCCTGAAGTCGAATGACCTGTCGGGAATCACAATCTCCAATATCCCCGGCGGTGTGCTAGGCGCCCTCCCCACTCCCCCGACTGATCCGGGGCTCTACTGGACCACGGACTATGGCGGCTATCACGATGGGACCAACTGGAAGACCTACATCGACATTGTTGGCCGCCTCTACGCCCAGCATGACGATTGCTATTTCCGGTTCGATCCGGTTGAGGGAACGTTGGACATCAAGGCCGAAATCACGATCACCGGCGGCACAGGCGTTGGCAATCTAGGTGATGCCGGGAATCTAGCGGTACTCAACGTGGTAGGCACGGCACAGATCGACAATCTCGCGGTGACGAATGCGAAGATTGCGAACTGCTCGATCAGCAAGCTCACGACTGGTACGCTCGACGCACAGGTTATCACTCTCGCCAACGCTGGGGCGATCCGGTTAGGGAAGACGAGCTACGCCGATAACACGGCGGGGTTCTGGCTTGGTGAGGGCGGGGTCAACGCGTTGTTCAGCATCGGCGACGCGAGCGAGTATTTCAAATGGACAGGCTCAGGGATTTACTTCTCTGGGTCAATCACAGGGAAGATTACAGCCAATCTTGATCTAAACGACCAGACCCTCTACAACGCGAACAAAATCATCGCCGGTGCAACGGATGACGGGAACAGCAAGATCAACGTCGATGGCGATAAGTGGTTCGGCGAGACTGGCGCAAGCACGTATCTGTACCTTGCTGATGCGGGTTCTCTGCGCTGGAACACATCAGGGAAGGTCTATTCCGGGGGCGACCTCGAGCTAGAGACCGGCGGGACTGGTGACATCATCCTTGACGCGGCAAGCGAGATCAAGCTACAGGTCGACGGCGGAACGGTAGCAACGCTTCAGGCAATCGTCGCAACGGACGCAGTGGCGCTTAAGATTGGACACGAAGGACTCATGACATTTGATGTCGGCGGAGTAGTTCGATACCTAGCATTTAGGGAGGCGGTATGACAAAGAGCGACACGAAGAAGCTGGAAATCGGGCGACAGGTTGAAGTCCCACGCGGGATAACTCCGCCACAACTAGACGGCCATCCGATAACGATCGGCGAGCTGATCGTGCGGATTCTCCCTGTGGTCAACAGCGGATCGGACTATCTGCGGGCGTGGAATCTCACACTAGACATTGACCGGGCGATTGGTGCAGACGAGACGGTCTTCGAGCTGCGCAGTGACGATCTGCGGACACTCAAGAAGACCTGTATTGATGCGAACCATCACGAACTGTGGGGCCAGAACTGGGTGAAGGCAAATCTAGACAAGGCATTCGAAGAAGCGTAGAAGGAGTAGTCATGGGCTGGGTCAAAGACCTCGCAAGCCTACCGTCGGTCGTCGCGATTCTCGTTGTGTTCACGGTGTGCATCGGGCTGGTGATCCGCTACATCTCAAAGCACGTAGTGAGCCCGTTCAAGCTGCTGATCGGCAACCACCTTGACCACATGGTTGACGAGCAGATTGAGGATCGGCATGAGCGGGCGAAAATGCGAGAATCCCTCGACAAGCAGACAAAAGCGCTAGGCGAGCAGAGCATGGAATTTCGGCGACTGTGTGAGCGGCTGAATGGCAAGGGTTGACTTCCCCCCCTGTCTTGCTGTAGACTGAGTCAGATCTGCCGGTTTCATAGTCCGCGCGATCCCGTAGTACACGGGGTCGCGTCTTGCTTTGTGAGGAGGATGAGTGGCGAAGATTGAGGAGAAATTCTGGAGGAGGTGAAAAGGTGATCAAGACGATCGTAGCGTCCATCAATCTCTTCATCGTTGCTGTTCGCGGAGGGTTCAAGATTTACGCAGCGACCAAGAGTGATGGATCAATCGAAGAGAAGGTCGCAGCGATTCACGTGCAGCTCGAGAAAATTCTCGACAAGCTCAAGGCGCTCGCCGCTGCGACTGAACCAGAGTGGGACGATGCGTTTACCGAGACCTTGGCAGAGATTGAACGAGCAATCGCTGAGGCTCTTATTGAGCAACTCGCGTAAGGGGGACGACGTGAAACGAGTAGCAGCTGTTAGTCTGTTGTGTTTGCTGTTGAGTGTGCCAGCACTCGCCGGCGCATACTGGAATACTGAACTATTCATCCAGACCAACTCGGTGATCGTGGAAGCATGTTTCGGCTACGACTTCGTCGACTTCATCGGCGCTTCGGGATACAAGGTCTCCGGCGATCTGTTCTACGCGGATGACAACATCGCGCTATGGAGTGCGCCAGGCAAGGTGAGTCAAGTCGGCATGTCGTTCGAACTGAAATCGCCGCGGAATGAGGCCGGGCGGATCCCCGATCGATGGGTGTTCGCCGTCGACATGACTACGGATCTCCATTCCGCGATTCCAGACCACATGTTCCGGCCTGAACGATCAGACCTATCGGTAACGCTCACGGCACTGATCGGCAATTGGACGTTCTTCGCGCGAGTAGCCTACCCGCTAGACTACTACGATCCATTCAGCGGCAACCTCCTTCCGTCATTCGGCCTCTCCGGGCGGTACTGACGGACCTCCTCGGAAAAGGGCGGGGTGAGCCAGCGCCCCGCCCTTGGTAGGGTAAGGGGGCGACGTGAAGAGACAAGTAGCTAGTCACTACAGCCGTTTGGAAGGCGGCTGCGTTTTGATGGGGGCATTGCTTGGCGGTGCCCCCTTTGCATTTGAGGAGGCGTGATGAGAGCAGAGCTAAGTGAAGCAATAGCACGAACGGTTTCAGCGGCAGCTCATAGGGAGCTGTTGAATGCCCTGAATGTCCCCGATGATGCCTGGCTCGGTTTGCTTGGGGTTCGGGTATCTGACGAATGGGTGCTTGCGGCTGCAGGGAAGTCCTTTGCCGAGGCCGAAAGAGATTCTTACCTCGCTGCGTTGGAATTGCCGCGCGACTTTGTCGAGATTGCTCCAGACAAGCGGCAGCGGATCAGGATCGGCGGCTGTAATGTTGCCCGAGAGGTCATCTTTCCCAGCGGAATCACGGGGGTTGTATACGCCGTCGGCGTATACGCTGCAGCGAGGGGTGGTGAGTTGCGGATGTTTTCAACGGATAGCTCCTCCTGGCCAATCTCCTTGTCTGTTGAGGATCAATTCCGTCTTTACATGAATTGGATGCAGTGGCTGATGATGAAGTCGCCGCGTTGATGGCCGAGGACGCGTAGAGGGGGCATCATGAAACGAGTAGCGATTCTAGGGGTGGTCCTTCTGTTGGCCGCCCTCTCCGGGTGTATACAGCCTCGACTGCCTGAGTTCGTGGCTGAGGTTCGCATGGTTAGCGCCGAGGGGGTGCTGTACCTACCACTATGCAACGGAATGCCACTGTACTACGATGCGAACGTACAGGCGGGCGATCTGATTCTGTTCGATTGGTCAACCGGCGTGGATCAGTATGGCAACCTTGTTGGTCTGGGTGACGATACGCGCTGGACGGTTCGTGAAGTACGGGCTCAATGCGCGGAGAAGATCGATGAAGATACGATATTCTGGCCAGCTGATGCGAAGCTGAATGAACGCGTATGGTTCCCTGGCTGGACAGCACCACTCGACGAAATCAACGGTCTGCCCTATCCGCCTTATCCGCTTGTTGGCTATCCGTACAGCCCGTGCCTTGATAGGCACGAATTCTTACCCGACATGCCGTCTCAGGTAGCAACGGTTGAGGTCTCTGCTCGAGCGGTGTGGATCGAGGTCGAGCTCATGCTTGAGCCGGGAGACTACACTGTTCTGTGGCCGGGCGAGATGATCGCCGAACCGATCACTGGGACAACCACGCACGAAATTAGCGAACCAGGCGAGATCATCGTGACCCAAGGTGGACAGGCGCAGACGTTCATCGTCTCCGAGGCGTGGTTCTGGATCAAGGCCGAGTTTGACGTGAACGTAGGGCCGACAGGAGTCTGCTAGTGCTCTTGAAGTTGATCAATTGGTTCCGAAGACACCTCAAGCGCCATGACCCACTTCCAGAGCCCGGCCCAGATCGTTCAGAGTACATGACGGCAGATCGGACACGCCAAGTGTTCCGAGACGCCTTGGAAGATCTGATAGCCAAGCAGTTCCGCGGCTTCGTCCCTTGGCTAGTGGACACGATCTACTATGCGCCCTCCGTGCAGTATGCTCGGCGGATCATTGCCAAGGAGCAGATTCACCGCAGGACGTACGCGAAGGATCGCTACGACTGCGACGATTTCGCGATCACTTTGAAGAACGCCTTCGTCGAGGATGCGTATCGGCATGGTGAACGGCGGGCGGCCCATCTATTCGGCATTGCCAAGGGTTTGCTTCCGGGGCCACATCAGATGAATTGGATGATCAACGACGATGGGATCCTGCGCTTCGTTGAGCCACAGACGGGCGAGATCTTCCTGCCCGACAAGCGCATCATACAGATCTGGTGGGGAGAAGCATGATCCGCGGCGCACTGATTGCCGACCTTCATGCTGGTCATGCACGAGCAACGACGCTGCCACCGTGGCAATGGCCAACCGTCGGTGGCACTGAGGAACGCAATCGCGCCGGCGAGATCCAACTGGAATCATGTGAGAAGCTCGAGGAGATCATCAAGGCCGAAAAGCCGTTTGACTTCGTTGTTGGTGCCGGCGACATGATTCACGGCCAAATGCGCGACGCGCTGATGACGACACATGATCGCGACGAACAAGTCCAACAGGCGGCCGCGATCGTCAAGATGTTTGGCGCCGGAGAGGTCTTGCTTGTAGCGGGGACGCCGCGACACACTGGCGACCTCGAGAAGTGGGAACGGGTACTTGCAGCAGAGGTCGACGCGAAGTTCGGCTCGCGGGTGTTCTTCGAAATCGATGGTGTGCGGTTTGTCGTGCGCCACAAAGTCGGCCGGTCAAGGATCCCGCATGGCAAGGCAACGCCGGTGATGCGCCAGGCTGTGTGGAATGAGATCAATGCTGCACGTGAGAAAGAGCCGAAGGCCGATGTCCTGCTTTTCGGTCATACCCACTATCACCTTGTTGTTGAGGTGCCAGAGTGGACGGCAATGACGTTGCCGGCCCTTTGCTGCCGCACTGAGTTCTCCGATGAACAGTCTGAGGGTGACGTGCATTGGGGCATAGTCGTTGTTGATATCGATGGCGGCCGAATCGTGGACCGACGGTCGCATACGATGACCATTCGATCGGACATTCCGGAGGTGATCCATCTGTGCCAGGGCAAGTAAATCACGGGGAGCTGGTGATCTCTGAACTTGAGGAGGCTATTCAGGCAAAGGGTGCTAGCATATATCCGCCGGAAGTTGATGCTGTCCTCTTAGCCTATGGTGGACGAGCGCCATGGCCTGCTATTCGCGCGTATATCAAGAAGGAATGTGATTTTGAGCGTTCCACTGATGCGTTGAGGAAGCATCTGTATACGCTGAAGGAGTGCCAGGCAGATCGTACCTAGAATGAGGACGATCATACTCAAAACAGGAACAGAAGTGCATGAATCTGTACAGACTTGTGCATCGCGATGTTCGTGTCACGCGAACGTGCTATGATGGAAGGCTATGCGTGTACGGCTTGAGATTGAGGAGGATGAACACGGCAAACGGTTGGTCTTGCGTGGCCCAGGCTGGACACAGCGCTGGTGGATCTGGTCGGTGGCGCGAGTGAAGGCGTGGTTGAGGAGGTGGCTGTGATCAGTAGTAATCCTCGCGGACCACATCCGCAGGGCTGTTCTGCGCATACACGCAGTCAACGAGCTTGGCGCGGCATCCTGTTCCAACATGTACCGCTCCACCTGCAAAACGGCCACGCGCAGAGTTGCCGAGGAAGGTACATTCAGTTGCCTCAAGTAGCTGCGCTTCGGGCTGTAGCGGTTGCGTCATCCATGCTCGTACTAGGATGGCTCCGCCGCCGGCATTGGCACTGTTCCCCTGAAAGAGGCAGTCTACGAACTGCGGGAACGAATGCTCGCCAACAGCATAGACCCCGCCGCCTCCACAGGCTGCGCTATTCGATCGAATCTCGCAGCGCAGGAACGTGGCCGCGGAGTCGAGTGCGTAGATACCGCCACCGTAGCCGCCAACGGAGTTGCCTTCCACTACGCAGTCTTCAAGGTGAGGTGTAGCGTGGTCGAGAACGAGCGCCGAATGTCCGTTGTCTCCGGTGATCCGTATGCCCGAAAGGGAGCCTGCTGTGTTGCGGTAGATGAGGGTCGTAAGCGTCGCGTTGGTGCCGACGATGTCGAGGGCCTTGTCGAGAATAAGCGAACCGTGGGCACCAGAGAGGTAGATCGTGTCCCCCGGCTCGGCCGCTTGGACTGTGGCGTCAAGCGAAAGGAGACTCCGGTTTTCGGGGTTGACGTACCACTCCGCGCCAGCCTTTACCACAATCGCCGTCGAGCACGTGCCGTCAGCGGTATGCACGTTGAGGTTGACCGTGTATACGCCGCGTTCGGCATAGGCGTGGTCGACCGTCTCGCCCGCGGTGCGTGTTCCGTCGCCGAAGTCCCAGCGGCACAGACCGTCAGGCGAACCGGTGAAGCGGAACTCAGCCGACGAGATCTGAGCACAGTCGATGTGCGCGAGCGGGGGGATCACGGTACAGGCTGCGAGGAGAAGCAACGAACCGAGAGTCGCCAGTGTTCGGAGCGCTTTCATTTGCACAGCCGAGGATACAGGGTCAGTGATGAGAATTCAAGGCCGCGCGGGACATTTGTCACTTTCCTCTTGATAGCGGCTCAGTATTGTGCTATCGTGGTGTCACGATGAAGGAGCACAAGGAGGCAAGACGATGGCTGCGCGGATGACGCCCAAGCAGGTGAAGCGGATGGGCGAGCTGCGTGAGCAGGGGATGAGCTATCGGGCGATTGCGCAGGAGGTTGGGTAGCGAGTACGAAGAAGGAAGGCGATGAGCGCATTGAGGAGCAAGAATGAACCAAGGTGGCTGCGGCGTGACAGCGCCGGGATGGAGTAGCGGGGGACGCAACATGCCCCTCGGAAGCCCGCGCGAGTACGTTCGGCTCAGTACGGACCCTGAGTCCTGTCAGACGAAATGGGGCAACGTTTTAAAGCTGAGGGACATGAGTCGCGCAATGGCTACCGCTTGTAGGAGCCGGTGGGGTGAATCCGGCCAGCCGCCTTGGATCTAAGGAGGTAGGACGATGAGCGAGACGAAATGGCACCGAATCTGCGCGGGGCTGTACAAGATCGGCGACGTTACTGTTGACAGGCAATGGTACCGTGGCTATCAGTGCGATATGTGGCACGTAATCGTGGATGGACGGTTTGTAGAGATGCACGCATATCTCCGCGACGCAAAAGCTGCTGCAATCACTCTCGTCAAGGCCCGAGGAGAGAAGGTAGTGTCACGATGAAGGAACGAACGACAGTGATGATCCCCAAAGAGCTACACCGGCAGGCGAAGATTAGAGCCGCGACGAAGGGGATCGACCTGTATACGCTGATCGAGGATGCAGTTCGGGCATACCTGGAGGAGGACAAGGAATGAACCAAGGCGGCTGCAGCGTGGAAAGCAGACACGCGGGGTCCGAAACGCGCGGGAACAGGCCAGGTAATCAGAGGGGACCTGCTGGCCAATCGCCGGAGTAGCGCCCGGCCAGCCGCCTTGGATCTCTGAGGAGGTAGGACGATGAACAATCTCTCAACGAGCGGCATTGTAATCCATACACGAAGTGATGATCTCAATGCCGTGAAGTTCAACCATCCAGACGGTCGTTGCATTGAGACGACGTGGGCCAAAGTGTTCACTGTCGAGGAGATGTACAAGGTGCTGGAGAAGATGCTGGCGTCGCCGAACAACGAGTGTGTGCGGACAGAGGCGAACAATGCTCTCGTCAAGGCCCGAGGAGAGCGGGTCCGCCGTCCGCGACCTTGGCTGTTCCATCGAAGAGCTGAAAGCCCGCCTTGAAGCCCAGTTTGAGCCAGGCATGTCCTGGGACAACTGGACGAAAGACGGCTGGCACATCGATCACATCATCCCGCTCGCTGCGTTCGACCTCACGGACCGCGAACAGGTCAAGCAGGCGTGCCACTACACGAACCTTCGGCCGATGTGGGCGGAAGAGAATCTAAGCAAAGGCGCGAAGATGCCGGAAGAAATCGGCGTCTTGGTCCCGGCATGAGGTCACGATGAAGGAACGAACGACAGTGATGATCCCCAAAGAGCTACACCGGCTGGCGAAGATTAGAGCCGCGACAAAGGGGATCGACCTGTATACGCTGATCGAGGATGCAGTTCGGGCATACCTGGAGGAGGAGGGGCGAGAATGAGTCGAATCTATTGTGAGGATTGCTTCTACTGGGCCGGGATACGGGTAGGGAATCATCTATGTACGAATCCGAACAAGGATGAGGATACAATGACACGGGGCGAGGATAGCTGCTATCAGGGCAAGCTGGCAGATGGCAGGGAAAAGTACACAAGCGAGTACGAAGAAGGAAGGTAGGACGATGAGCGAGACTGACGTGACGAATGTCCTCTTGACAATGCGCAATGTTGGCGCTATAGTTGACTCATAATGAGTATGCTGCGCGAGAAGATAGACAGAATGTTAGAGATGCGGCGACGGGGAATGACCTACGCGGCCATCGCGCAGATACTTGGATGCTGTCATGAAACAGTGCGGTGTCGGATTAATGCTAATGCCAGGGAAGCGCATAGGTCTAGCAACGAGACATGGCGCCAAGCGAACCCCGAGATAGCAAGAGCAGCATGCAGGGTTTGGCGGAAACAGAATCCAGATGCGTTTCGAGCATCAAAGAAAGCCTGCTTTGCGGCGAAACCAGAGTATTATAGGGCCTCCGGGAGGGCGGCTCGTGCCAGGAGAAAAGCCTCTAAGCGTGCGGCCACACTTGGCGACCGCAAGAAGATCCAAGCCATATATGACAACGCGACGAACGGGCAACATGTTCGTTGCTACTTGTGCGGCAAGCCAATTGCGAAGGGAAAGCGGCATGTTGATCACATCGTGCCTCTGTCTCGCGGCGGAAAGCATACACCAGGCAATCTTGCAATCGCATGTGCATCCTGCAATCTCAGCAAGCATGCCAAGATGCCAGAGGAAATGGGGGTACTGTTTTGATGCCTATCGAGCGCAGTAGCCTTGGGGCAAGGATTGCTGAAGCGAGGCAGTGTTCGGGGATAACTCAACAGCAGCTTGCTCACAAGATCGGATGTGCGCTCAGTTCAATCCGCAATTGGGAGAAGGGGACGAGCATGCCCCTTCCGGTTTATGCGGCGAAGTTGGAGCGGTTGCTTGGAATATCTGTGAGGGAGGTACGCGATGAAGTGGAGACCGACAAAGGCACCCCCCCAACGTAAGTCGGGGGGGCGACGCGAAGGCCCTTGCCAGAGGGCCTCTAGAACAAGTAGCGAACGAAGCATAGCACAGACACCTATCCCGATTCAAGACCCCTATACCTACGCGGGGGACCATCCGCGGGGCTTCAAGCTCTACGACCATCCGATTCGTGGCCGCTGTCGAGCATTCGGCGGCTACTACCACGGCCTGACCACTGACGAACTCGATGCGCTAGAAGCCTATGAGCGGGAAGTTTACGAAGACAGCCTTGTTGATGAGCCGGATCCTCGTGAGCGCCCTCTCCGGGGGGTCTCCCGCGGGGTCCGGCTCGGTCGAGGAGAGTGGTAGCAATGCATGTAGGAGACATTCACTTTTTCGGCGACGATGCGGACAAGTTTCGGATTAGGCTAGATCGTGACAACAGCGCTGTGGTCAAGATCGGCGATCCGGGGGAATATGAGACCGTCATCTTTTCGCCGCCGGGTCTAGGTCGCACGTTTGACTATCTCACGGAGCTTCGCGATACGATCAATGAAGCACTGGAAGATCCGATGTTCGCAGATCAGCGCGAACAGGCGCGAGAGCGAGAGAAGATTGCCGAGGAGGTGGCATGATGATCCTGTGCTACGAACTTTCAATGCCTGGCCGCGGATCGTGGAACGGCGGTTGGTCAGGTGAAGGAAGATTGTATGCAATTGTCCGCACTTACCGCGGCAAGGTTGGCGAAGAGAAAGCAGCGGCGATTCTTGAAGTGCCTTCCTATTACTATCGATGGGACGACGGTTGGGCTGCCCGCGTCAACGTCCGCAAAGTTGATTCGCACGAAGCGGCGCGCATTCGGAAGAAGTCAGCGGGATTCTGTGCCTATGACTGGATGGTCGATTCAATCGAGAGGGATGGAACGATCATTGCGCCGCATGAGCGATCAAAGCAGCTGCAAGCGGAGGTGGCGTGATGTACGAGTGCTGGGAATGCGGTGCGATTCTGCACCATCTCGACGCGCCATGTGTGGAGTTCGACGGCCACCTCTACTGCCCCGAATGTGCTGTCGGGATGGAAGAGGAAGCCAACGTGGTTTCGGAGGTGGTTTGATGACGACAAAGACCAAGTTCCCCGAGGTCGGTATTCGTGCTGGCAATATGATTCTCGCTGCACCACGCGAGCGATCGGAAAAGCAGTACACCAGCCATCATGCGTCGAGTCTACTGAACTGCTCACGACAGCTATTCTATCGCCTCTCCGGGGCACCGATCACTAACCCGATGACGGAGTGGCGGGCGATGCAACTCCAAGCGTCTCGTGATGCGCAAGAGGCCGCGACGCTCAAGCTAGCGATGAAGCCTGGTGTGACGATCATCGATGTCGAGCGATACATCTCACTCGAACATGCGTGGCTTGCGTCGGAGATCCGTGGCTATATCGACATCCTATGGGATCTTGAGACCGAAGATGGCTTGGCCCGGTATCTGACTGAGTACAAGGCCCCGTGGGGATCCGGCGTGATAGAGTGCATCGCTGGCACTCTTCAGGAGCCGCCGCATCCGAAGCCACGCGATCTCGCGCAAATTCAGTTCTACCTCCGCGTGATAGAGCCTGACCACGCACAGCTTGTCTATGAAGACCGTGTGACCAAGGCGCGAGAGGCAACCTACGAAGTGATTGAGATTGAGAATCAAGTCTACTGGGCATCAGTGCCTAAGAACGGCGGGAACCCATTGTGGGAAGCCGTTGAGTGGACATGGGATGACATCCTCGAGAAGCTCGTCATGATCGAGAAGGCAGTTGATGATGGCGAGCCTCCGGATCGGAGCGACCCGGTAACCGGGGAAGTCTACTCTGCAATTCTCAACAAGGAGGAGACGAAGGTCTCGAAGCAGCGGTGCGTTGAGCGAGCGATCGGCGACGAGTGTCCGGCCTGCAAGCACGTATACGAGAAGGCCCAGGCGAAGTGCAAGAGCTGTGGACACTTCGAGAGCGTCAAGACCCATTGGATGTGCTGGGGTTGTGACTACATGGATCACTGTTGGTTGGGAAAGGAGGAAGCATGAGCAATGAAGTCGTTAAACCCAGCAAGGCTGGTGCTCTGGCAACTCCGGAGCAAGTAGGGCGCGGATTCCAGAACTTCCGGCCAGAGGATGCACTGCTTCCACGGATGCGTCTCAATGGAAAGACAGGTCAGTTCGTTTCGAACTTCGATTCAGATGACGAGGGGACTGACACGCTGACATTCGTTCCGCTTCTGATGACACGATCGCGGACCATGTTCGTCGAGCAGAGTGACGAGAAGATCGTTGCCGTGTGCCGCTCTGCAGACGGAGACGCACCGGCTTGGTCCGAGCCTGGATTCTGGGCAGAAGAGCGGCCGGCGGTGTGTATGGCTTGCGAGCTCTCTGAGTGGGGCATAGACAAGACGCCACCGAAGTGCGATCTGTTCTGGAACTTCCTTGCAGTCGCGCCAGGCAGCGAGATGCCATTCGTATTCAGCGTTCGGCGGACAGCGCTCCCGGCTGCGAAGAAGATGATGTCCGTCCTTAAAGCGTCGGGCAACGATCTGTTTATGGCGGAGGTTACCTTCGGTTCGAAGGAAGCAGGCTCTGGGACGAAGGCATACCACCGATTGACCTTTGATGGCCATCGGTGGCTTGAAGGCGATGAGATCTCTGCATACGAGGAGCTCTATGGCATCTTCGTTGAGGGCAACGATCATCTTGCTGAGCTCTTGTCAGGTGTACAGGCAGGGAATACCGGCGATGAATCGCCATTCTGAGGGAGTTGAATCGTGAGTGACGGGGCGGCTGCGAGCATGGCGCACCATGCAACCATCAAGTCCTCCGCACAGGAGGCACCTCTTGATATCACCTCAGTTGACTGGGCCGGACGATCCGGCCAGCCGCCCTCACAGAAGACACTTGGGGGCAGCTTTCCCAACGTGTACCTCCTTGGACGGCGGGGGCCTATGTGCCCCCGCCGCTCTTACGCAGCGCAATCGGGCGTCTTTTCCTTCTTCATCTGCTAGCGCCAGGAGAGCCGTCGCCGGGCTCGTGGGTTCGAATCCCACCGCTGCGACCAGGAGAGGAGGCAGAATAGCCAGGCGGTAGCCTGAGAGGAGGGAGGCATGTCGAACACTGTAATACGCGAACGCATTTCAGAACTGAAAGCCGAGGCTAACGACCTCCAAGAACAGATTGATAGAATCAGCGAGGAGATCTGCCGCCTTGAGTTGTCGATGCCGACCACCTGACCGAAGGAGGGAACGATGGATGTGCTAGAACGCGAAGAGAGAATCTTACAACGCCAACTCGATGACGGAGAGATCAGTCAGGCTGAGTTCAATCGAGAGATGCGTGAGATCGAGCGCGACTATGGCGCAGCTGCTTACGAGGCAGCAGAACGCGCCCATGACCGCGAGCTTGAAGAGTGGGGCGTCAGGCCGCCGAGGTAACAGACTGACGGGGCGGTAGCCTGAAAGGGAGGGCGACGTGAAACAGGTAGCGAGCCAGCGCAGCCAGATGCGCGATGCACTACGGCGCGGGGAATCATTCACACGAGAGGAAGCACGGCAGCGTTGGGGGTGCGCGAAGGCCCCGGCGCGGATTGCAGAGTTGCGACAGGAGGGCCTCGACATTGAAACGGTCCCCGTCAAGGCCAATGGAAAGCGGTTCGCTCGCTGGCGACTGCGAGAGGGGCAGCTGTCGCTATGACCGAAGCACAGAAGAACCTATGGCGCACGCTTGAGATTCTGAGCGAGGAAGACCCGAAGGACAAGCAGCCGACGCCTGCGTTTGCCAGGAAGCTCATGGAAGGAGTAGAGTAGGGCTATGATCTGCGACGCGTGTGGCAAACAATACCAGCGGTACAAGATCGAATATACTGGGACAGTCTACGTGGAGGATTTCAAGCTGACACTTGATCCCGGAAGGGCTGAGATCCGAAGTGAGAACGCTACCGTGTGTGCCGACTGCGTGATAAAGGCGTTCGGCCGCGGGCACGTGACACACGGTCAAGTGCGCATTGATACCGTCTGGATCGAACGAGAGTACGGGGCGCTATGTGATGGCGATTATCATGAGATTCCTGCACCTCGTGGCTATACGCAGATTCCGCTAAGGGGGACGGATGATCCAAGCAATCGCAGCGGCATGGAGATTCGAGCGCCAGATACGCGCAGTTGACCGCGCGATACCGATGCTGCCGTGGCCGCGCGATCCTCTACGGCACCAGCTCGCGGTTGATTTTGCGATGATTGACGCTGAAACGAGGAACGGACTGTACATCGGGAGAGACGGACACTGGCATACTCAAGGGGAGAAGAAGATTGCGTAAGGTCTTCCGCAAGAGAGGAGGGCGGATGAGCGAGGGACGAACTCTATTGGGTGTGTCCGCTCAAGTGATTCTTGGCCGAGATGTAAGCATAATAAAGTATAAAGGGGGGGATGGCAAGGTATTAGCCCGTCGAGTAATCCCCGGCGTGCGATACGGAGACGCAATCAACATACCATTCTATGCCGACGTTTCGATTGCGGTCAACGAATTATGCCGGTTCAATCTAGACGGCATCAATCTCTACCTGAACTCCGACTGTGATGCGTAAGATCTCCCGCAGAGAGGAGGACGGATGCGTGCAGTTATCGATAGGCTAATAGATGTCCAGCTTCGTGCTATCCGAGCGAAGCAAGCTAAGGCCACACAGCACTTAGCAAGATGTCCAAGCTGTAACGGCACGCCGCATCACACGTTCGACTTGGACAGTGGCATGAAGTCCGTTACGTGTTCGGCATGTGGCCTATTAGGGCCAAGCCGCACAAGCCGCGCAGAAGCAGACAAGGCATGGGATGGTCAGGCAAGAGGCTGGAATGCGTAAGGTCTTCCGCTACATGCGAGTCTCAACCGACCAACAGGCTGAGAAAGGCTATAGTCTGGAGGCGCAGGATCAAGTGCTCCGAGACTACGCTACTGGCCACAAACTCGAGATCGTCGCCTCGTTCGTTGAGAGCGAGTCGGCGTTCACCTCGGGCAAGCGGCCTGAGTTCGCGCGGATGTGCGAAGCGTTACGCACTCGATCAGATGTGAGTGCAGTCCTCGTCTATAAGCTTGACCGACTCGCACGGAACATGACCGACTTCGCGATGCTGACCGAGGATCTCGGCGTGACTCTCATCTCGATGACTGAGGGCGAGGTCTCCGACACCGAGAATCAGCTGCTTGGCGGATTGCACGCGGTGTTCGCCCGGCACTACTCACAGCAACTCAGCCAGCGGGTAGCGCTGGGCCTGAAGACGAAGGCCAGCAAGGGCGTGTGGCCGACCTATGCACCGACTGGATACGTGAACGTCCCCGGCGGGATTGAGCCAGACGAGACACGGGCACGCCTAATCGCCCGTGCATTCGAACTCTACGCCCATACGCAGATGAGCGTCGCCGAAGTCGCGGCGTGGGCGCGGAATGCTGGTCTCCGGTCTCGCTATGGCGGCAAGATCTACAAGAGCGCCGTCCACGTGATGCTGCAGAATCCCGTCTACTACGGGGCGCTACCGTGGAAGGGCGAGGTCTACGAAGGCAAGCATCAACCGATCATCGAACGTGATACGTGGCAGGCCGTACAGGACAAGCTCCATGGCCGTACCGGGCCACGGCGCCGGAAGCACAACTTTCCGTTTCGCGGCTTCCTCGTCTGTGGATACTGTGGGTGTCAGATCACCGCAAGCCTGATCAAGGGCCGCTACGTGTACTACCACTGCTCGCGCTCGAAGGGCAAGTGCGAGCAGCCATTTTATCGGCAGGAAGCACTTTCTGAGCGGCTACGCTGTGTCGTCAACGGGGTACACGTACCGTTAGCCCAGGTCCGCGGGCTCTACCAGGCACGGGCAAAGGAAGCACAGCAACGAGAGAGGCAGCGAAAGGCCCAGCTGATTCAGTTGAAGGCCGAGGCGCACAGGATCTCCGAACTGAGGGATGCTGCCTATCTCGACAAGCTCGAACACGTGATCGAACCGCGCCAGTGGGCGTCAGTCGATCGCGATCTACACGAAAGGGGGGACATTGTAGCAGAGGAGATCGAGAGGTTGTCGGTGAAACGGGTGCCAAATGACTTGACTGCAGCCTTCAAACTTCTCGAACGCGCGCCAGTATGGTATAATCGTCATGATGACGAGGCAAGGGCCAGACTGCTTCGGTCACTAGCTTCAAACTGTGTACTGAGTGCCGAGAACGTCCTGCCCAACTACAGAGAGCCGTATGCCGCGATAGCGACAGCGGTCGAAACTGGAGACTGGTTGGGAGTGATGGACGTTATTGAAACTCACAGCGAAGCTAGTCCTAGTCTGACCCACCTCGCGACGGGTGGTGAACGTGAAACAAGTAGCGCCAGATGTTCGTAGCGATTCCACGTGTGAAGTATGCCAGCAATGCGGCCGTCCCTATGAGGAGATCTATCATGTGCCCGATAGTGTATGGGCGCGAATCACACCAAAGACGGGAGAAGCAGGACTCCTATGTCTGCAGTGTGCAGAAAAGCGTGCGCGGGAAGCGGGAATCACGCTCTTTTGGAGCGCGGGGATAGGAGGATACGATGGCGATGAGTGAAACACGGTCGGGACTACCGAAGGCTTTCGCGCGCAGGGATCTTCTGCTTGTTAAAGATCCATTCCCTGAACAGTACGCAGGAATCTACTTCTTGTTCGGTGGGGATGAGGTCGTCTATGTTGGGCAGAGGCAACCGACTAACTGGCCGGGTGCGCAAGAAGAAGAGATGAGATCCATCAAGGTGGCGCGATGAGGGATGCAGAAGGGCGAGAAACCTGTGCATGGTGCCTGCGCCAATCTCCAGTGATGCACTCGCACCACTGGCCGATAGCACGGCGCGATGGTGGGGCTGAAACGGTTGAGATCTGTCCGACTTGTCACGCAACTGCCCACAACCGCCTTTTCATCAACCTAATGCACTGCCGAACGCATGAAGAGTACAACCGTGACTGTGGCGTCGTGCTGCAAAGAGCGGTCAAGGACGCATTCCCGGGGCTGGATTGGTGCACAGACGAACCGATCCCGTTCCAATACGTTCTCATCATTCCTCCGTTTTGGATGATGCCCACTGCGAGGCGAAGAGCATGAACGAGGCCAAGATCCAATTCCACGGCAAGCCGGGGACCATCCCGCAAGATCTCTGCCGAGCACAGAACATCACAGCAGAGGCCAAGACGATCTTCGCGTTGCTCACCACGTACAAGGAAGCCTATCCCGGCCAGGCGTGGCTTGCGGATCACGTCCCTTGCAGCGAACCAACAGTTCGATCCCGACTCCGAGAACTCGAGTTACATGGATGGCTTCGCCGCGATCGGCGCAACCGTCGAGCGAACGAAACCGATCTCTACCACGTCTACCTATCGAAGCCGCTCCCAATCTCCAAGCGAGCGAAGTGGGTGCAGGAACTAGGATTGACTGCTGTCGAGGTCCAAGCATTACCGAAAGGAGATTACGGTAAAGAGATTACCGTAAACAGATTACCGAAAAGAGGTTTCCCTGAGAGGGTTGAAGGTTCAGAGGGGTTGAAGTCTTCAGATAGTGAAAGTGGCAGCTCTACCTCGGCCGAGCCGAGGCGAGCTGATCGGACTTTCCCCCCCGAGGACTACCGCACCATCGAAGCAGCGTATACGCGGATAACCAAGATCGAACCGCAAGGGTCCGAGTGGTCACCGATTCAGCAGGCAATCAAGACGATGTTCATGTCAGGTCGGACGCCGGAGCAGATCATCGCGCTGATGGAAGCGTTTGAGAAGAGCGACGCGGAGTGGACGGCCAACTGGAAGATGAGCACTGTGCAATCGAAGTTGCCGGAGCACTTGGCTGGGCACCTCGATCTGAGTGGCAACGGTACTGGACCGAAGCAGCCGGGGGCGCTGCAAAGGGCAGGTGGCCACGATCCGGAGATCTATGAGCAGCGGATGAGAGGAGGCAAACGGTGAAGGCTGAGGAGAAGAGAGCCAGAAAGATCATCAATAGCATGGCGGTGACACACAGTCACATCGCCTGTGATTGGGATGAAAGCGACCTAGCATTTGTCATGGCTGAGATCCTCGCTGCCCAACGCGAGGCGGAGAAGCTACACCGACAACGCATTGAGGATGAGATCAAGGACATGATTCGCGGTGTTGCGACTACGGAGACGAATGTACGCGATGCGCTCTACGGCGTGCTTGGCCGCGTTCATTCCCTATCGACGGTGAACAAGCATGAGCGGGTAGCGCGGGAGATCGTCAAGCAGACAATCGGCGGGGCGGACGACGAGCCGGAGATCGAAACAGTGGCCCGTATTCTCCGTCGTGAGTACGGGGAGGCGAGCGGTGATGGATGAGGAAGAGCTAATGGTTCGTCCAATGTCATGGGAAACATTCCAGGCCACGGGATTGCTGTGGTGGATCAACCGGATTCTACATACGTTTGGTTGGGCGATTGTATTAGAGGCCGAGGAAGACGGCACGATCATGAAGGCATATCCAGCGCGTGTGCGTTATCGGGGATTTGATCGTGCCACTGAGGAAACGGGATTCATCAAGGTATCTGGCTACATGGCATCGCAGGGAGACAATCTGGCCAGAGAAATTGATGACGAGGAAGACAATGACCCGTAGTGACGCAGTACGGCAAGAGGTGAAGAAGCTCGACGGCTATCGCTGTGCCATCTGTGGCTACGATGGCCGCGACGAGCAGTTTCGGCCGTGGGTCGTGCCGCATCACGGTGTCCAGAGCCGCAAGCTCGGCATGGGTGGCTCAGAAGAGCGCGATACGGTCGACAACTGTGTGGCGCTGTGTTCGACGGTTGGGGATCTGGGCTTGCCTCCGAACCGGAAGCCCTTCCTCGGTCTCAAGGGGGAGGGATCGTGTCATCAGCTCGTTGAGGATGGACACTTAGTGATCATGAACTGGGATCCCGAGACGCGGACATTCGACTTGTTGGACATGGAGCGGCGACAGATTCCACACGATCACATCTGGTGCTATCGTCGGCAGCTGGCTGAAGAGCTTGAACCCGTCGAGGCGTGTATACAGGGGATGTATCGGGCTGATGGCCGGGTTGCCTACGCGCTTTGGCGGCTGTGGAAGGACGATGCGTTCAAGGCGCTGGATCCTGATGCGAAGTCGTTCAAGGCGTACTGCGAGGCGCGAGACTGGCGAACCACAACAGCGGTTGAGATGGCTGAGACTTACGAACTGTCAATCGAAAAGGGCTTCGGCTGGCAAGACGATGAAACGATGCGGGCATACAAGAAGCGGGCAACCGCGGCGGGGTTGATCGGGCGACGGCCGTACTTCTACGTCAAGATCCCTGCGAAGTCATGGCTGCTTGGCGCGCGGCCAGAAGCCTACTATCGCACCTCAGATGAACAGGCTCTACGCGAGACGATGAACTTCGGTGACCGTCTGTACAAGATCGGGAAGACTGTCTATGGCCTACGGGCCGAGGGTGGAAAGCTGTTTGACCCAGACGGACAAGAGGTGAATGTGGTGCAATTCGATGCACCGAAACTTGAGGAGAATGGGCAAAATGCGATATACTCACCAGCTATTGACCTCACTGGTGAAGAGGGGGCGCAATGCCGCTAGAGAGGTTCGTGGAGCCGTTGGCTGAGAAGCTCGATCTATCGCAGAACTTCGTTCGTGCGCTACTAGAGGGGTTGTGGGTTTCGCGGCGGATTGTTCGGCAGATGGTCGAAGCCTCGGGAGATAACTACTGCGGCTGTCTGTCAATTCCTTATTTTCGCAACCACCCGACACATCCTGTCATATTAACTAAGAAGCCGCCAGATGGTTTCCCGTTGACTTCGTCGACGGAGCGAGCGATCAATCGGGAGGGGTAAGGATGCGAGCGAATGCGAAATCTGTGGCGAGCGGGATCGGGTGTCTCAAGAGGAGCCAGCGCCACAGCGGATTACCTGTACGGTGTGTGGCTGTACCGATACGATGATGTTGCTGCAGCCGAGTCAGTATCGAGGAACGAGGAGGAAGCGATGAAGACTGAGGCGATCAGGCGGCATGTTCGCAAGGCGATTCGTGCCGAATGTCAAGCGTGTAAAGGCAGCGGCGTCGGAGAAAGCAGCGCTCAAGGTCCGATTGAATGTCAATACTGCGGCGAAACGATCCGTGCTGTGGACGAATTACTTTGCGCCGAACTCGCCGCGCTGGAGACCCGCATCGCATGGCTAGAAGCCGCAATGCGGTTGATTAGGTTTCTAGCTGAAGACAGCGGCGAGCAAGAAGTGGATCTAGGCGCAATGCTAGAGGCTATTAAGCTCCGGGCCGAAGCCGCCCTCTCCTCCGCGCCGAGTGACGTGATGCTGGTATCCGTAGATACGCTTAAGGCTTTCTGGTTTGCCTTTGGGAAGGCATATCCGATAGGGCAGTCAAAGGAGATGGACGATCTAAGCGATGCTGTCGCCAAGCTGATCTGGCCGACTGCTGGCTCGCAGATTGGAGGTGCCGATGGCCCCGCCGAAGGATCTTGAACAGACGATCGAGCGATGGTTCGCTCGTGAGGCGAAGAGCAACCGTCGGCCAGACTTCGGCGACAAGACCGTGCGGTCCGTATGCGCGACGCAGCTGGCGCGGGAGATTCGGAAGGTTGCGAAGGTGACGCAAAGGTGAGAGATGTTCAACCCGTGGCTGATGATGGCGATTCTGTATACATGCGGGGTGCTGTTCGGCCTTGCGTGGATGTGGTTGTGTGGCGGGTTTGAGGAGGGATGAAGGATGTTTACTGATCTGATCTATGTTTTGATGGAGGTTGTTGATGAGGATGGGCTTTCGCCTGATGCACATCTAGCGTGGGAGCGGGTCAAGGCATGGAGGCCGGCGCAGATTGTGGTGAGCGATGAAGAGATGGAGATGATCGAGAAAATCCGCGAAGAGCACAGAGGAGGCTAGTGAGGAGGGATAGGATGATGATAGGGGATCGAGTGCGGTTGATAAGAATGCGAGTCTTTGAATCAGTTGGTGGTTCGCGTCCACTTGGGGCAGGTGAGAGGGGTGATGTTGAAGAGGTTGCCCGCGATGGCGACGTATATGTCAACTTCGATTGTGGTGGCGGGTCCTGGTGCCCGGTGATTGATTTGGAGGAGATTGATTGAGGCGGGATGATGAAGAAGGTGGAATGGGATGCGATGGAGGCGCGGCGGAAAGACGGCCTCGTCTTGACGACGCTGTGGACGGCCGAGAACGGCAAGCCGATTGATATTCGGTGGCATGAGAGCGATGACGAGATCTTCTACGGCGAGTACATTCGATCGGGAAGGCCGTGGGAGACCCATGAGATCGAGGCGATACAGGTGCCCTGGTTCGTTGCTGACCGCAACGCCTGTGCGTTGGTGCTGGACGAGATTGAGCGGCGGGGGGCATGGGTTGAGTTCATGGACGCATTCACAGACGAAGACCATCAATGTGTCGGAAGTGCCGGCGAGCGATTCGCGCTACGAATTGGCATGACAGCTGACCCCGACACGATCTGCTATGCGGCAGTGAGGGCGGTGGAATGATGAAGCGAGTGTATCGCTGCCCGAACTGTGGCGCAGTCAAGACGATTGACCAACGCGAGGCAGATGAGAGCCGTGTGCTAGACGGCGAGATCCCTGCCTTCATTTGGTGCATGAAGTGTCCGGACAGGCATCACCACTATGAACGCGAACGTATCTGGGGGGAGGACGTAGCCGAAAGCGACCGCGATCCGTCGAAGTACAACGAGGTGGGGACGACTGGGCGAGTAATTTTCAACCGAAAGCTGCGGCGCAAGCTGGGGATGAAGAGGAGGAAGCGATGATGTTCCGGAGAATTGACCGATGGATCGGGCGACACATGAATGCGAAGCGGTGGGCGATAGTGTGGATGATGGTGAGTTGGGCGGGTGTGGGCATAACAGCAACCGGCAGAATGTGGGGGCTTGTACTGTGCTTGCTTAGTGTGTTGATGATGCTTGGCAATCTCAGGAGACTGCGATGAAGACGATTGAGATCAAGCGAGCCCTTCTGATGCTGGCGAAGTTCAATGGTCACGACAAGCTAGCGCGGCGGGCGGCGGTAGAGCTTCGTGCGCTTGAGGCGGAATTGGTGGAGCAAGACACGGAGATCACGCTGTTGAGGCAGCAGAGCATGACTTCACGGGTATTCACTGCCACATTCCCCTGAAGGGTAAAGGAGGCTGCGATGAAGGTGACGTGGGAATTGTGAGGGAGCCTTTCGCTATTCACAGAGGCGTCATGGATAACGGGACAAAGTACACGCTGGTTGATTGGAACGGGATTCTCCCTGGCCCGCGGGAGAGTCTAGGAGAATGGATCGAACGGATAGTAGATGCCAACAGCGATGAAGCTGAGGAAAGGAGCGGGATGTGCAAGACGTGTGAGACGTGTAAGTGGTGTGAAGAAGAGCGCATTGAAACCGACTTGGTCGATGCGGTGGTGGCGCGGTGGTGTCGTCGGCATCCACAGAAGGTGTCTGTGTTAAGGGGTGACTGGTGCGGTGAGTGGGCGCCGCGGGAAGAGAAGACCATCGAAGAGTTGACGGAAGGGCGGCTCAAGGGGTTTACGCGGAACCCTGAACAAGCTCCGCACTTCACGATAGAAGGGGTAATCGGTGTGTTGGAGACTGCTGCTGGCTGCAATCGACGATCAATAGATGACGTGGCTGCGTGTATGCGGCGGGTGATCAAGGGGCTTGATGCCGACAGCGACGAAGAAGGTGCATGATGTCTGAGGGGCTGACCGTGCTCCAGGGGAAGTTTGTGCAGGAATACATAGCCAATGGGTTCAAGGATGCCAAGAATGCGGCTTTGCGGGCTGGGGCAACCGAATCAACGGCGAAAGATGCGCACCGTAATTTTCTCGGTTCAGACACGGTCAGAAAAGCGATTGACGATGCGAAGGATGCTTTCCAATCAGAGTGTCGCGACGAGCTTGTTGGCAGTGCGCAGATGGCAATCCGGGCACTTCGGGATGTGATCGATGATCCGCAGGCTCCACATGGCGCCAAGGTACAGGCAGCGAAGTCGCTGATTGAGCTTTCGGGAGTGGGTTCGCAAGAGTTCAAGCTGGCCGGCGTTCAGAGAATCGAGGTTGTGCGTGTTGACAAGAGCCACCCTGCGGATGCTGCATGAGAAGCAGCGAGCCTTTTGTGATTGCGATCGGAAGCGTATTGTCGTTCGCGCTGGTCGGCGTGGCGGCAAGACGACTGGGATTGCTGATCGCCATGTCAACAAGTTTCTAGATGGACACCGCGTTCTGTACGGAGCCCCAACGGAGGATCAAGTGCAACGCTATTGGTTTGAGGTGACGGTGGCGCTGGCTGAGCCGATTGCGGCCGGGATCTACAAGAAGAACGAATCAACGCACACGATCGAACTCCCAGGGACTGAGCAACGCATCAAGGCGAAGACAATGTGGAACCCGAACACGGCCCGCGGTGACTACGGAGACGAAGTTTGCCTTGATGAGTTCCAGATGATGAAGGAGACGACATGGACGCAGGTTATCGCGCCGATGATGCTCGATCACGACGGAACGACTACGTTCATCTACACGCCGCCTGATGCTGCTCACGCAGTACGCTCGCAGGCAACCGATCCGATGTTTGCCGCAAAGCTCTATGAGAAGGCGCGGAAGGACACAACAGGCCGTTGGGCGTGCTTCCATTTTACATCGCACGACAACCCCCACCTGAGCACAGTCGCCCTCGAAGAGATCACGCTTGACATTGATGACCGCTCCTATCGCCAGGAGATCATGGCGGAGGACATCTGGGAGACGCCGGGCGCGCTATGGACACAAGACATCGTTGACAACACGCGGGTCCGCTCGGACGGCGCGCCGATTTGGTACGAGATGATCTGTGTCTTTATTGACCCCTCAAAATCGGGTAAGCCCGGCGCGGATGAATGTGGGATGTCTGTTGAGGGGCTGGCATCGGATGGCCGCGCATTGACGATCAATGATCTCTCTGAGAGATGTCCGCCGGATCGGTGGGGGATAACGGCAGTCGGTGCTGTGGGAGACTATCGTGAGATGTGCGGGCACATTGAAATATGCGCAGAGGATAACATCGGCGGTCAAATGATCATGACGACGATCAACCCGATTGCTGAAGCAATGGGGATTCCTGAAGCGCGAATGACAGAGGAGAATCTTATTCCCTCAGTGTCGAATAAGTACATCCGGGCGCAGCCGATCCGGGCGCGATGGAAGAAGCAGTGCGGAATCATCGGGAATCAGCCACGCCTTGAGTACCAGATGTGCAACTGGATTGACGGCGCACAATGGTCTCCAGACCGCATGGAAGCAATGGTGGGGGGCAAGCGGCGGCTGTTGCTGAAGCAGAAGATCGTGACGGAGTTCTGAGGAAAGGAGCGAGATGATGAAACAACGAGGGCTACCTGAAGTGCAAAAGATACCGCCATGTCCGCCGTGTAAGCCACCGGAAGGAGGATGTGGCCGCGCTTGAACGCGAAACAGAGGCGTTGCTGAGCCAGCATGGCGCAGAGTAGATAAGCCAGGGGGTGATTATGCGCTGTCCCGAATGCCAAGGACAAGGCTGCGTTCATTGCGATTGGACGGGCTGGGTTGCCTGTGATGGGGATGCGCCCGATCCAACAGGCGCAGATGTGACGAGAGAGTGATGAGGAGGTGATTGCTATGCCGACGACACTTGATGGACCGTCACGGCATTCGCACCACGCGGGGGCTGCGCATCCGCCGAATCACGCAGAGTAGACAGAAAGGCGCTGTATGTGCTACGGAACATCATCGAAGAGCTGTAGGGAGGAAACGATGAAGACTGATGCGATCAAGGGGATTCAGGACAACGTGCCTGCGATCTTGCGGCATTACAACCGATTTGAGCTTGCAGACTTGACAGAATCGACACTGGCCGCCCTGGAGGCCGAGAACGCAAGGCTGCGAGAGGCGTTACAAGACGTCTGCTACGACAGCGCTGGGAATAAGTTCGGAGATAGTCTGCTGGAGAGCCTTGGCAATCTTGATCACGCGCATCCGAGTGCATGGGCATTCTCGCAAGGCTGGATTGCTTGGCTGACGCGCCAAGGGGAGGCCATCGTTGAGGCATCACGCGCCCTCTCCTCCGCGCCGAGTGAGGCGAAAACCCCTTGACTCGCTGATCCTGATCCGCTACACTACCTGACGTGACTGGCTTCACGGCCAGTCATTCTTTTTTTTGCGACGGGACTGCGGCGCGCAAGGCCGGGAAACGCGACGAGGACTTCATGCCGCACGGAGCTAGCTTGCGCTAAGTGCGGGGCAAGGCACCGTTCCGGTTCGATTCCGGTCAGTCCCTATGAGGAGAAGGAGGCAGCTGGCGAAAGGGCGTCAATGGGAGTGGCCCAGACCGTCATCGACCGCCTCGCGCAGTGGGCTGTGCGGAAGAGTTCGTATGCGCCTACTGCTCCTCGCATTGGCGATAGCGGAATTGCCGGCATGCCTCTGTGGGCTGAATGGTCAACGAAGCGCGCCGTCAACGAAGGGTACAAGGCCCACTACGCTCTCTACGCAGTAGCCTCTGACCTAGCTGGCTGTGTCCGTTCCCCGCCATGGGCGCTGAATCGCCGTACGAAAGACGGCGCAGAGGTCGTTGACAATCACCCGCTCGCCGAGATGGTGCGCCGGCCGAATCGCGGCGAGACGTGGGGCGGACTACTTGAGGCGTGGGATCTCTTCAAATCACTCGCTGGCAACGCCCTTGGCCGTGTCATCATCTCCGATTCTCAGGTTCTCGCGTGGAAGCTACGCCCTGACCGGATGAAGCCTATCCCCGACAAGAACGGCTACATCGTAGAGTGGGAGTATCAGGTCGGCGGACAGTCCGAGCGGTTCCCCGCCGAGGAGATCCTGCACTTCAAGTTCTTCGATCCGGGTAGCGACCACTGGGGCATGGCGCCGCTACAGGCGGCCGCACACCTGGTCGACACCGCGAACTCGGGGATCACGTCGAACAAGTCGCTAGTCAACAACATGGGTCGGCCGGCGGGCATGTTCAATCCGTCGGGCAAGGTGCCACCGATGAGTGAGAAGCAACGTAATCAATGGGAAAAGTCGATCAACAAGCACATGACCGGGCCGAAGAACACGGGCAAGTTCCTGGTCAACCCGTTCGAAGCAGAGTTCCAACAGTACGAGTTCTCACCGGTAGAACTCGACTACCTCAACTCATTCGTTGCCTACGAAAACGGAATCTACAAGGCGTTCCACGTCCTGCCCGAAGCGATGGGCGCTGAGGCGACGTATGAGAACAAGCGCTGGGCGATGCGCGAGAAGTGGAGCGGGCCGGTCAACTCGAGGCTGAGGGAGATGAGGGGGGTACTCAATCTCTTCTTTGCTGAGGCATTCGGCACAGCCTATCCCCCGGCTGTCGGTGATATCTACCTCGACTTCGACCTGACGGATACGCCGGCAGTCATCGAGGCACGCAAGGAGATGTTCGAATCTGCTGCGAAGATCTGGGCAATGGGTGTGCCGTTCGACTCAGTGGATCGTCAGATGGACCTCGGCTTCGGGCCACAGGTAGGCGGCGATGTTGGCTACATCGACATGCGATTGGTGCCAGCAGGGGCATCAGCGCCGACGGATCTCTCTCGGCAGGTCCGCGCGGTGGACTTCACGAAGGATCAGCTCGCGGCCCATTGGAGAGCAACGGAAACCCGCAAACAGGGGTGGGTACGTGGGGTGGCCGAGAAGGTGAAGGTGCTGTTTGCGGCCGAACGGCGCGTCGTGGTCAAGGCGGTCAAGGACGGTAGCCTGGATGTCTCAGATGTGGTCGATGCCGGGCGGAGCAAGTGGGAAGAGCTGTTGACGGCGGTCTTCCGGGCAGTAATCGAGGACTTCGGGGACCAGGTGGCTGCAGGGCTATTCGGCGAGCGGGCGGTTCGGACCGACTTCGATCCATGGGACGACCTGATCCAAGCGTGGGTGAATGAGAAGACGCTGGAGCACGTCGATTACATTGCGGCCACGACGAAGACGAAGCTACGCAAGCTGGTCCTTGAGGGGATCGATGAAGGCCAGTCCATCTCTCAGATCGCGCGCTCTCTAGACGAGCAGTACATCGACTGGACGGGGATGGGCGATCAGGCGATCACGACGAGCCGAGCGTATACGATCGCCCGCACGGAAGTCCATTGTGCGTCAGGCTTCGCAATGCACGAATCAGCGCGGCAATCAGGTGTGGTGGACGAGAAGCATTGGCTGGATGCAGGTGATGAGAGGGTGCGGGATGCCCATGCGGGAAACACGGCGGCGGGGTGGCTGCGGTTCGATGAAGTCTATCCGAACGGGGCGATGTATCCGGGTGACGGGACCGACGATGTGAATTGTCGGTGTACGGAGATGTATCGATCGAGGTGAGGGGAATGTATCGAGCGTACAAGTTGAAAGTGCGGGACGTGGGGGCCGAAGGCACCGGGACGTTCGCGGGCTATTCGTCGGTATTCGGGAACGTCGATTTCTACGGGACCGTCGTTGATGCAGGTGCATTCAAGCGGACGATTGACCACAACGATGGCATCTTCCCGCTGATTGACTTCCACTGGCCCGACCGCGCAGTTGGATTGGTCCGTGTCTCAGAAGACAAGACCGGCCTCTTGACTGAGGGCGCCCTGGATCTTGACATCCAACGCGGCCAAGAGCTGTATAGCGGATTGAAGTTCGGCGAGAAGGTAGCTGATCTAGGTTGGGATTCGACTGGTGGATACATCGATCGGATGTCGATTGGGTTCGACGTGGTCACGGAAGAGAAGAAGGACGGGATTACTCATTTCAAGGAACTCAGTCTGTGGGAGATCTCGCTGATCACCAAGAACTTTGCGGCCAACGAGGAAGCTCTTGTGACCGATGTGCGAGCGGCGTGTGTCGGGCTACAGCGGGTGAATGCGGCGATCCGTACCGGAGCAGAGGAAGAGCTACGTGCAGGGATGGCCGAATTGAGGGCACTACTCAACACGGAAACGGAAGACGAGGTGGATCCGCTTGAGGACTTCATGGCGGAGACGCGTGAACAACTGAACGAACTCAAGGCACTCCTCGCCAAGGAAGGCTCGGGACTTTCCACCCTTCCGGCGGGCGACCCGTCGAATGAGGGTAGCGACTCGCAACAGCACTCGCTTCTCGATGAGCTTCGTTTACACGGACAGCGCCTACATAAGACGCTGAATGAAGAGAGGTGAGGGGAATGAGAAAGAGACTGTGGAAGACGCTCGTCAACATTCTGCTGTTCCCGGTATTCCAGGGCTTGGCAGATGTGGCGACAGGCGAACCGCCTTCTGTCGCACAGGTCCAGAAGGACTTCAAGTCGGTGATGGAGGAGCTGAACCTTCGTGTCCAGGAGTTGCGTGAGCTTCAGACGGAGATTGAGCAAGACAAGGTCGAGTTCGGCGAGCAGATGGGTGGAACGAATGCCCAGCTGGAAGGACTTGAGGCGCAGATTACCGAGCTTCAGGCGGAGCAGCGCAAGCTGAACGAGGATTTCCACGCACCGCGATTGACGGGCGAGGAAGTGAGGCAGGCAGAGACCGACGATCAACTGAAGGCGTTCTTCAAGTTCATGCGCTTCGCTGCATCAGAAGGCGGGACGGAGCCGCTCACGGAAGAGGAGCGCGTCGCGCTCTACCCGGACAACGAACGCGGGTATTCCTTCATCTTTGAGAAGGACAGCCCTGCGTCACGGGTCAAGCCGGAGCAGGCACGCGCGCTGGTCGAGAACACCACGGGACAGATTCTGGTCCCCGAGTCGTTCGATACGTCGATCATCCGCTCTGTGGAAGAGGGAGCACTTGTCCGGCCGCGGGCCTACGTGCGGACGATCAGGAGCGATCGTGAGAAGTACCGCAAGCTGACCGAGTTCTCGGTTGACTGTGGCGAGGCGCTCGAGCTCGGTGGTTCAGTAACCGAGAGCGACATCACGCCGAGTCGGGAATGGCAGTACATCGAGAACTGGTATGGCCTCTGCTACTTCGGCGTGAATGAACTGATGGACGCCGACATCGAGCTGCTTGCCCACATGAAGGATTCCTTCGCGCGGGCACGCCGGGAGAAAGAGGATTACTACTACCTCGCGAACGGTGCAGGTCATGCCAGCCATCAGCCGGAGAAGCTCGTCGACGATTCGACGATCACGGCGATCGAAGCAGCGGCTGCAGGGACCATCTGTTTCGAGGACTTGATTGATCTTCAGAAAGGCTACGAGGATTCCAGTTCAACGCCGTTGAAGGATGTCTACCGGCGGGCCGGTGTGTACTTCATGCACCCGTTCACCGAGCTTGCAGTGATGAAGCTGCGTGGCGATGGCGGTGGTGGTGCCGGGACTGGCAACTTCATGTGGCAGCCGGCAGTCACGGCAGGCAAGCCGAACACCATTTGGGGTCTTCCGGTCTACACGTCGACCAACATGGCACAGATTGAGGCTTCGGCCAATTCCGTATGGTTCGGCGACGTGCGGAGCTGTTATCGGATTCTCGATCGGATCGGGATGCAGATGCAACGACTCATTGAGATCAAGGCACTGGCCGGATTGGTCGGCTTCTTGTTCACGTTCCGGAACACGGGTGGGATCATCCGGTCGGAAGCGGCGCGGATTCTCCAGCATCCGTCGGAGTAGGGGGGAATCGACATGAAGAAAGCACTTGTTTTGACGATGGCGGTCGTGCTGTGTCTCGGGCTTGTTGGCTTCGCTGACATCCAGAACCGGTACGACCCTGATGACGACGGCGAAGAGCTGTGGTTCGGGGACGGCAATGAGCTTGTCTTCGGCGCCGGTGACGATGCTTCACTCGTGTGGGAAGATGGTGACGCGAATGCGAACTACCTGTTGCTGGAACTTCCTGCCGGCGGAGCGGTCAACGTCCCGGTGTTCGGTATCGGGATCACGCTGGATGACGAAGACCTCGATCTGTACAACGGCATCACGCAGCCAACGTTTGCGGTGATGGATGCCGATGCCGATAGCTCAGTCTATCTCTCGTTCAGCGAAGACGATGTGGGTCTGCTCGCAGGCAAGGGCTCGGCAACATCGTTCGGCATCACCTTTGCAACGCTGACGAGCACGGCATCGACCTTGGCCGTGACGTACAGTCCAGACTTCCGGATTGGCTTCGACAGCGGATCCTACATGAAGTTCGCTGTGGCGGATACGAGTGGCAGCGTGACGGTTACACAAGTAGGCGGGACGAAAGCGTATACACATACCGCGGCTGGGGGGTTCAGTTACGTCGGCGACTTCGATGTCACCGGCGCTATCTCAGGGACGTCGTTCACTGGCTTGGAGATCGGTGTTGATGTTCAGGCGTACGATGCAGAATTGGCGGCGCTCGCCGCACTCACGTTCGCGGATGACAAGATCATTCTCGGTACAGGTGCAGGGACCATAGCGATGGCAGATTGTAGTGCCTATGCCCA